ATTCAATGAAACTAATATCTGAATATAACGATTACGCAATATCACCTGTAATCATCGAACAAAACGAGAAGGGTGAGAAAGAATACTACATCGAAGGTGTATTCATGCAATCCGAAATCAAAAACAGAAACGGCAGAGTCTATCCAAAAAACATTATGGAAAAAGAAGTTGGTCGTTATAGAAAAGAATTCATAGAAAAAGACCGTGCATTCGGTGAATTAGGACATCCAGAAGGTCCGACAATCAATTTAGATAGAGTCTCTCATTTAATTACATCACTAGAAGAAGATGGTGATAATTATATAGGGAGAGCAAAGATTTTAAGTACCCCAAATGGTCAAATCGTAAGAAGTTTGATATCAGATGGTGCTAAATTAGGTGTTTCATCAAGAGGTTTAGGTTCGCTTGAATCAAAAGGTGATGCACAATATGTTAAGGGTGACTTCCAGTTGGCAACAGCGGCAGACATCGTTGCAGACCCAAGTGCTCCAGAGGCCTTCGTTGAAGGTATATACGAAGGTGTAGAGTGGATTATGTCTAATGGTATATTGAAAGCAGTTGATTCAGAGCAGATGCGAACCGAATTAAGGGGTGCAAAACTGAATAAATTGGAAGAAACCAAGTTAAATCTATGGAAAAGGTTTGTTGAAAGCCTATAACATATAAATAAAAAAGTAAACTCAAACAGGAGAAAAACATGGCAGAGTTAGAAAATAACCTAGAAAGTACAGAAGTAGAAGTTTCTGAAGAGAAGCAACCTACAGACGGTGCTCAAAAAGGTGACGCGAAACCTGTTAAGCAAGGTTCATCAGATGCCGAGAAAATCGAAAGCGGTAAAGCTGAAGTCGTCAAACCCGAAGAAAATCCTGTTGACAAAGCAGTTGATGCACAAAAGAAAGCAGAGAATGTGAAACCAGTTAGTGGTGATGCACATCAAAAGAATGCTGGAAAAGGTGACAGTCAACCTAAACTTGCAAAAGTTTCAGAAGAAGAAGAGTCTAAAGATGTTGTTAAGGCAACAAAAATGGAATCAATCAAAGCTATCGTCAACAACATGAAGGAAATGACTAAGGAAGAACTTCAAAGTAGATTCAGTTCTATTTCAGAAGACGAAGTTGACGAGACCTTGACTAAAGCAGAAGTAGCTAGAAAAATTGTAGAATCACTAAAGTCTATGGACGAAGAAGCAGTTGCAGAACTTGCTGAAAAGTGGTCTGAAAAGGAAGAAGAGGAAGAAGAAGTCAAAGAGGAAATCGTTGACGAAGAAACTTCTGCAGAGCTCGAAGCAAACCTAGTCGAGATTGAAGTAGAAGACGACCTATCTAAAATCTCTGAAGCACTAGACCTTTCAGAAGAAAGTGCTGAGAAAGCAAGAACTATCTTCAAGGCTGCAGTCTCATCTAAAGTAGAAGAGATTAAAGAGTCTTTAGAAACCCAATATTCAGAAGAATTAAAATCCTCAGTGGAAAAAGTCAAAGCTGACCTCGCAGAAGGCGTTGACAAATATCTTTCATATGTTGCAGACGAGTGGACGAAAGAAAACGAACTTGCAATAGAAAGAGGATTGAGAGCAGAGATGACAGAGAACTTCATCGATGGTTTGAAAACATTGTTCACAGAACACTATGTTGACGTGCCAGAAGATAAGTACAACGTTATCGATGAACTCGCAAATCGTCTCGATGAGATGGAGCAAAAGCTTGATGGTGAAGTCAGTAAAAATATTGATATCACAGAAGAGTTAGATGCCCTCAAGAGAAGTAACGTGGTTAAGGCAGCTGGTGACAGTTTGTCCGAGTCACAAAAAGAGAAGCTAGAATCATTATCTAATGGTGTAGACTTCAAAGATGAAGCAGACTTCGCTGAGAAGATTGCAGAAATCGCTGAAGCTTACTTTCCAAAAGAAAGTGATAAACTAGTTGAGGATACTATTGTAGAAGAAGGAACAGGGGAACTTGATGAAAAGAAAGAACCACTACTTGCTCCCGACATGCAACAGTACACTCAAGCAATAACTAAACTAAAACCATTAGGTTAAATTTAAAGGAAAAATAAAATGTTTTTATCAGAAAACTTACAAGAAAAGTGGGAGCCGATTCTAGAACACTCCGATTTACCAAAAATCGAAGACAACTACAAGCGTGCTGTTACTGCTGTTATTCTTGAAAACCAAGAGAAGGCCCTTTTCGAAGAGCAAGGAAACTTGGAAGAAGCAGCACCTTTAAATGCTACTGGAAGCGCGGTTGCAAACTGGAATCCTATTTTGATTTCATTAGTAAGACGTGCTATGCCAAATCTCGTTGCATACGACATTTGTGGTGTTCAACCAATGACAGGCCCAACTGGACTTATCTTTGCTATGAAAGCAAGATATAACGATGATACTGACGCCGATAGAGCTGCAAAATCAGAAGCACTTCATAACGAAGCAAGAACTGATTACTCTGCATCTCCTCAAGGAACAGGTACTTCACTAGGTTCAGACCCAATAGGTGACCCTTTCGACACATCATCTCCTTCATACGCATCCACTACAAGTGGTGGTATGAGTACTGCTTCTGCTGAAGCATTAGGTGATGGAGCAGGAAATCACTTTGCAGAGATGGCATTCTCAATCGAGAAAGCTACTGTCACTGCTAAATCCAGAGCATTAAAAGCTGAGTACACACTCGAACTTGCACAAGACCTCAAAGCAATCCACGGTCTTGACGCAGAATCAGAACTTGCAAATATTCTTTCATCAGAAATTCTTGCAGAAATCAACCGTGAAGTTATCAGAAATGTTAACTTACAAGCAAAAACTGGTGCAGCTTCAACAGCTTCAGCAGGTACTTTCAACCTAGACGTTGATGCTAACGGTAGATGGTCTGTTGAGAAATTCAAAGGATTATTGTTCCAAATCGAAAGAGAATCAAACTTCATCGCTAAAGATACACGTAGAGGAAAAGGTAACTTTATCCTATGTTCATCTGATGTAGCTTCTGCTCTTTCAATGGCAGGTGTATTAGATTACACTCCTGCTCTTAACACAAACTTAAACGTTGACGATACTGGTAATACTTTTGCTGGTCTTCTAAACGGAAGAGTTAAAGTATATGTTGACCCATATGCTGGTGTTGACTACTTAACAGTAGGTTATAGAGGAACTAACCCTTATGATGCTGGTCTTTTCTATTGCCCATACGTTCCATTACAAATGGTTCGTGCAGTAGGTGAGAACACATTCCAACCAAAAATCGGTTTCAAAACTAGATATGGTATGGTTTCAAATCCATTCGTAGGTGCTACACCTGCTGACGGACTTGCATCCGCTGGAACTAACCAGTACTACAGAAAGATGGCAGTGTCTAACATTCTGTAAGGAACTTAGGTTCTCATTCCTTAATTGGAATACTAAAACCCCTCTCACGAGGGGTTTTTTTTAGCATGACTGAATCGTTCAATGTCTTGGGTATGACCCCAATTCTTTACACCGTGTCCTTCTAGTGGGGCCTTACCCCAATTTTATTAAGGTCAATAGGTAGTGACCATACGGAAGTTCGTTTACCACACCATTCCAATTTGTCAGAAATTTCAAGTGCTTCTCTGTTCGGATTCTATCCACACCTCACGATTATATGCCACGTCTTAATTGACTTTAACAGTGTGGAACACCTTGTCTATACGGAACAACCTCTCACAACCATCTAACTTCCGTCTCGACTTCCTACCTTACAAGTATACCAAAATATGATATCCATTGTCAAGGCACATATTTATACGCGATAAATAAGTATATGAAGATGATTAAGTATGGTGAGGGGTTGGAAGGTTTCTTTAAATGGAAGAATCCAATCACAGATGACGAACACACAATGTACCTTCCAACGGAAGCAAGAGTTAAAAAGGTTATCGATTGTAAAGGTGAAGACTGGTTTGATGGTAAGACTATCCTAGAACTAGGAACTGCACATGGATTGATTGGTAGACACTTTGAGAAGTTGGGTGCAACTGTAAGTTATGCAGATGCTAGACAAGAACTACTGGATTCCATAGAAACAGACTCAGAAAAGTTATGTATCAATCATAATGACGAATGGTCTTTCAATAGAAAGTGGGATTTGATTATACACTTTGGTACTCTATATCATGTTAAAAACATCTATGATGATTTGAGAAGAGCATTTAATCATACGGATGAAATGTTCTTAGAGACTGCAGTCAATTCATTACCAATGCCAGCACCATGGTTTAGACAAGAAGAGTGGTCGGGTGTACATGGAGCTCCAGGCGAAAAGAAGAAGAAAAATTCTAGAGTCTTTAATGGGTTCGACCAGTGGGAAGCTTCATTTAATGATACACATGTAGAAGAATACTTAGACGAGATAGGTAAGACCTACACAAGATATGATGATGAAGATTTGGATAATGAATTTGGTATAATCATACCTAACGAAGTCTACAGAAGAGACGTGTATAGTTGGACACTAGAAGATGTACACCCTAAGAATCCTATGGAACCAGTTAAGTTTGCATCAATACCACCAAATTATGTTCACTTCCGTAGGTTCTGGCATATCAAAACACCTAAATAAGTATATACGGAGAACAATATGTCAAATTATGAAAAGAGTGTACAAGTTTTAGAGGGCCCATGGGAAGCAAAAATATTTCCACAAGGTCGAGAGAACACAAATGTAATCTCTAGAAAAACTGTAACCACTTATATCCAAGAAGGATATCTATGTGAGGAAACTACAACAAGAGAGTATAGGGGTGACGATTATCACGACATCACTACTAACAAACGGATAACAAGAGTCCATGGCTGACATCAATAAATCCCTTCTCAATAAGAACAACTTTAGACTTCTTATTGATAGGATACCAACTGCAGAATACTTTGTCAAGAAGTGTAATATTCCAGGCGTGTCATTCTCAGAATTAGCACATGGTGCTGGGGTTGGGTTGGATGCATATTTTCCAGGCGACAAAGTTACATTTGA